CCCTCTCCGGCCACAGACGAGGAAAAGAAGAAAAAAGCAGCCAAGGACAAAGCCGACAGAGAGCGCCAAGCCGCGGCCGCCGAACAGCAGCGCCTGGCCAACACCCTGCTCGACCAGCAGCTGCGTGCAGCCGACAGGGTATTCCAACACCAAATCGAGCTGGACCGTCAGCGCTACGAGCTGCAGAAACGCCTCGACGACGCCCAAGCACAGAACCGCATCTTACGCGAAACTGGTGCAGCACGCGACATCGTAAGCAACTTTGAGGATCTGCAGCGCAGCCTCCGCGAAATCGAGGAGCGCCGTGTCCGCGCAGCTCAAGACGTGCGCCTGGCTAAGCAGACGCAACAAAGCGCTGCAGTACGTGCCACCTTTGACGCCCAAGGTGCAGCAATGCTACGCGGCACTACGGGTGTCATTGCTAGAACGGGTAGTACGGGGCAAAGCACCGGCCCTCACCTAGACGCACGCTGGGCCGATGGTCGTCGAATTACAGCTGCAGATGCAGACCGCTATTTAAGTGTTAATGGCCGCACTCCTTCTAGCTACGGAGTTACTAGCCCTTACGGTCCCAGGAGCTTATTCGGCCGTAATTTTCACGCAGGTATAGATTTTGGAACACCTTCAGGCAGTGGCATAACACTAAAAAATGGCGCCACGTTACTGCGCGATCTAGGTTTTACAGGTGCAGGCGGATACGCAGTAGAGATAAATACAAAGGATGGCCCGATGCGGCTTTTGCATCTGCAGCGCGGATCGGCACGTATGCCCACAGGCGCTGCAGCCCAGCAGAACCGCGCAATCAGAGCGAGCGGTGGTGCGGTCATCGAGGGTCTCGACGTAACGCAGGCCGAAGCTCAGCAACAACTTATCGAAGCCAACGTATCTAAGGAACGCGCTGCGCTATTTGAGCAATTCACGCTCAAGGCCACAGATGCCCTTAGGCAACAAAACGCGACAATGCGCGACAGTAACGAACTGCAGACTCTGCGTAATCGCCTTACCCTAGAAGGCGTGCGCCCTGAGTTTATAGACCTAGAAGAGCGTCTACTCGGACTTCGTAAAGAGCAAAGCCAGGAACAAACAACATATAATCAGCTTGTTAAAGACAACCCCGATAGAAAAGACGAGCTTCAACGCGCTCTAGCTGCGCAGAACGAACAGTACGCCGAGCGTGCGCGGCTTTTGCGAGAAAATGCAGAAGCTGCAGAAGCCTTCAACAAGGCAATGCGCACTCGCCAGGACGATCGCATCGGCCTCGGCCTACGCGAAGGCGCCGAAGCCTACGTCCAGTCGATTGGCACCATGCGCGAGGCCACGACCCAGCTCGCCCAGACCGGCATCAAAGGCGTCGAGGACGCCATCTTCAGCCTCGTCACCACCGGCACCGCCAACTTCCAGGAGTTCGCCGCCTCGATCCTTAGGGACACCGCTCGCATGATCATCCAGCAGCTAATTCTGCGCAGCATTATGCAGATCATTGGCGCCGTTGCTCCTGGTGGTGGTAGCTTCGGTAAGGGGTACTTCGATCCAATTACGGGCAAAGGGGCCGCTGGACCGAACTTCGGTTTTGCCATGGGCGGCGCTTTTGCGAAGAACGGCATCGTCCCCTTCGCCATGGGCGGCATCGTCAACAAGCCCACCCTGTTCAAGTTCGCCAACGGCGGCGCCGGCCGCCTCGGACTTATGGGTGAGGCTGGTCCGGAAGCCATCATGCCCCTCCGCCGCCTCCCCAGCGGCAGGCTTGGCGTCGAATCGGCCGGCAGCGGTGGCAACAGTGTGCAGGTGGACAACATCACCATCAATGTCGAGAACAGCGGCGAGCAGCTGAGTCCAGCGGCTCAAAAGCAAATCGCCGGTCAAGTTCGCGGTATTGTGTTGGCAACCCTCGTTGACCAGCGCCGTGGTGGAGGCGTCCTGCGATGAGCTACCTCACATTCAACGATATTCCTCTTACCACTGCTAGCACCGTCAAGCGGAACAAGCGTTTTCAACGTGCTGCCTTCGGCGATGGCTACAGCCAGATCATGGCAGATGGCCTTAATGCCGAAAAGGAAGTCTGGAGCTGCCGCACCGACATCCTAGAAAGCACGGACGCTTTCACCATCGAAGCCTTGCTAAAGCGCAGCGCCGATACCCCTATAAGCTGGAGCCCACCTGATACCAGTAAATCGTTTGTGGCGCAGTTTAGCGCGGGAATCCTGGTTTTGGGCTACACAAATATAAGCAGCCTGGTACTAACGGGGTACACCCGTCCTACAAATTACACCGCTAACCTCGTAAGTGGCGTGCTTACCAGTGTGACCATTGCCAACAGCGTACCAATCACCATCGCGCTCACCGAAAATCCTAAGAACTACTTACTGCGTGACGGCTGGCAACTCTCTTACGTGAGCTGCAACCGCTATGAAATAGCTTACGAGCTGGAGCGCATCTACGTATGACGCAACAGCCACCTAATGCCGAAACGATTAAATCCCGTCTAGCAACGGTAGTAGACCTCTACACCCTAGACATCACGGTATTACTTCCACCCGGTAGCACCGACCAAGCCATTTACCGCTTCTGCAACTGGAGCCAAGTCAACGGTTCGGACATCGCCTACCAAGGCGATACCTACACCGCACTACCGCTTGAGGCGTCGGGCTTCGAGCGCAACACCAGCGGTCAGCTGGCTCGCCCCAGCATCACCTTTGCCAACATCGGCCTCGCCATCACCGGCCTCGCCAACACCTACGACGACCTCGTTGGTGCAACCGTCAGCCGCATCCGTACACTCACCACCTACCTTGACGGCCAACCCGGCGCAGACCCAGATGCCTACTGGGGTCCAGACGAATGGCTCGTCGAGCAAAAAAGCGGCGAGAACAAACTAGCGGTCACGTTCCAGCTCGCCGTTGCCTTTGACCTGGAAGGCCGCAGCCTCCCGGCCCGCCGAATGCTCCGCGAGCAATGCCAGTGGACCTACCGCAGCAACATCGGTTGCCACTACAGCGGCTCCAACTACTGGGACGTCAACGACAACTCCGTCGCATCGCTCAGTAACGACGTATGCGGTAAGCGACTGGAAAGCTGCAAGTTGCGCTTTGGCGCAGGTAGCCGCCTACCGTTCGGGGGATTCCCCGGCCTCGTTGATAAGTCAGGCTGATGCTTTCCACTTACAGCAACCCGCTTACGCAGCAGCAGATCTCCGCCATCCGCACTGCTGCCGAGGCCGCCTTCCCGGTCGAAGCGTGCGGATTTGTCCTGCTTACCGGCGAAGTCGTCACCTGCACCAATACCGCCGCCCTGCCCGACACCTTCACCATTTCAGCCGCCGAGACAGCGCAATACCTCGACGACGCCCTGTGCAGCTGGCACTCCCACATCAAATTTCCGCGCCTGTCTGAGGCCGACATCCGCGCATCCAAAGCACTCAACCTGCCCTATGCGGTCTGGGATTGCTCCAGCGCTCTGATGTTTTGGCTGGATCCGTCGCAAGATACCGGCCTAATCGGCCGCCCTTGGGCCTACGGCGTCCATGACTGCTACAGCGCCGTCCGCGACTGGTACTGGCAGCAGCACGCCTACGCCATGAACGACTACCCCCGTCAGTACGAAGGCGAGTGGAACGACCGCGGCTTCACGCACTTCGAGGACAACTTCGCCGCAGAGGGCTTCATCAAACTGCCGCCTACCGCAGTGTTTCAACGCGGTGACGTCCTGCTGATGCGTATCCGCAACGATGTTTGCTGCAACCACGTCGCCGTACTGGAAGATCCGGCCGCCAACCAGCTGTACCAGCACTTGGTCGGCCGCCTATCCGGTCTTAGCACTTACAGCCCCTACTTCAGGGAGCAGACCTATGCTGTCCTGAGGAGGTCTGCGTGATGGTAACGGTCCGTTTGCTGGGTGAAGCAGGGCGCCGTTTTGGCCGCGTATTCCGCCTTGCTGTTGGCAGCGCCGCCGAAGCCATCCGCGCTCTGTGCGTCCAACTGCCCGAACTGCGCCTGTTCTTGGTAAACAGCGCCGAAAACGGCATCGCCTGGCGCGTCGTCACCGAAGACCCGATGGGCCTCTCCGAAGACGAACTCGACTGGCCCTGCAGCAAGCGCGTGGTACTTGCCCCTCAACCCACAGGCCGCGGCGCCGTAGGCCGCATCATCGCCGGTGTTGCAATTATTGCGCTTACTTTCGGTATCGGCGCCATCGTTTCTGCTGGTGTAGCACTCGGCGGATTGGCAGGTATTGGTACTGTCGGTACTGCTTTTGTTGGTATCGGGTTTAGTTTGGTCTTAGGTGGTGTAGCGCAACTACTCACACCAACACCCAGAATGCCTGGAGCTGACTTCGGCTCCACCACGCAAGCCGACCGCTCCGACCAGCTCAAAAGTGCGCTGTTTGACAAATCCAACGCCAATACCGCCCAAGGTGACGTGGTGCCGGTGCTCTACGGCGAACGGCTGATCGGCTCTCTGGCCGTGCTTAGCTTTGGCGTCGAAATCGAGAACAGCATCTGATGGAAGATCTGCGCGTTGAAGGTGCCGGCGGCGGCGGTGGGCAGCAACAAGCGCCGCAGGTAATTGTCGCCCCAACGCGCACACCAACAGAGGAAAATAACAACCTCTTCTCGACAGCTTTCGCCAAAACCGTCTATGCCATCTCCGAAGGAGAGATCGAAGGTTTCCCCAATGGCATTGAAAAGGATACCTACCTAGATTCCACGCCGATTAAAAACACGGATGGAACTGCAAACTTTACCGGCTACACACTCGATTACCGCGCCGGTACAGACGAAACCCAGACACCCCTAACCGGTTTTTCAACAGTAGAAACTGCAGTCGGAGTTAGTACCGCAGTTACTACCGCTATAGGGCCGATTACGCGCACAATTACCGATGCCGACGTGGAACGCTGCCGCGTCGTAATTTCGCACACCGCACTCCAGTCAACCAACCAAAGCAACGGTGACATCACTGGAACTAGCGTCGCCTACCGCATCGCCGTCAGCGCCAACGGCGGCCCCTTCGTAACCGTCACAGAACCGACTGTAAGCGGCAAAAGCAACAGCGAGTTCCAGCGGGCATACGAGTTTGATCTTGCTGGTACTGCACCGTGGGCCATCCGTGTCACACGCCTAACCGCCGATAGCGGCAGTGCCTATCTACAGAACGGCATCGTCTGGCAGAGCTACACCGAAATCGTCGACGAGAAGTTCGCCTACCCCAACACCGCCCACCTGGGACTCAAGGTCGACGCACGCCAGTTCAACTCCATCCCCGACGTAAGTCTGCGCTTGCGCGGCAAGCGCGTTCAAGTACCACAGAACTACGACCCAACTACCCGCACTTACAGCGGCCTCTGGGACGGCACGTTCAAAACTGCGTGGACCGACAACCCGGCCTGGATCTTTCGCGACATTGTTCTCAATCCCCGCTTTGGCGTAAGGCGGTATGTCTCGTCAATCGCCATCGACCCCTGGTTCCTTTACACCATTTCGCAGTATTGCGACGAGCAGGTCTACGACGGTCAAGGCGGCACCGAACCCCGCTTCACCTGCAACGTCTACCTTCAAAACGCTGGCGCAGTTTTTGAAGTCCTTAATTCTCTTGCCTCAGTTTTTCGCGGCCTTATTTACTACGCCGACAACAAGCTCTACCTAACGCAGGATCGCCCGCAACCTCCGGTACAACAATTCAGCGAAGCCAACGTAATCCAAGAAGTTGGCGAAGACGGTCAAATCACCGCACCGTGCTTTAACTACAGCAGCAGTGCCCGCACCGCCCGCAAAACAGTCTGCATTGCCAACTGGGACGACCCAGCGCAGAACTACAGCAGCGTCGTCGAATATCTGCAGGATGACGAACTGCTCCAGCGCCTCGGGTACAACCCCATCGACCTGCGCTTGCTTGGTGTTACATCACGCGGCCAAGCCCTTCGCGCAGCAAAGCACACGCTGTTCAGCAACCGCTACGAAACCGAAACCGTCAGCTTCCGCATCGCCGCCGAGGGTTTGGCCAGCAGCGTCGGCGAAATCATCCAGATCGCCGACCCACTCCGCCAAGGCCAACGCCTAGCCGGCCGCCTCGTCGAAGTAGACGGCAACCGCCTGGTACTCGACGCCGTGCTTGCCCTAAACCCGGCAATCTCCTACACGCTGTCCCTCGTCATCCCAGACGGCGAAACAGTAACCAACCCCGACGGCAGCACCACAACGCAACCCAAGTTGCAGGTGCTCAACATCGTCGACTACACCACGCTCGCTGGTGCATCCGACCTGCGCACCCTTACAGCCCAAAACGACGACACACTTATTACACAAAGCGGCGACATCATTACTGGTTATGTCAACGAAGAAGACAACGGCCGCACCGTTGTCACCTGCGACGGCATCGTCACAACTCAGGCTGGTGCGTTGTGGGTACTGGAGTGGACCTCACTGAACGCAGCCCTTTACCGCATCATTTCCATTGCGGAATCGGACCAGCTCATCTTTGAAGTCCAAGCGATTCAGTACAACGACTCCAAGTACGGCTACGTCGATAACAACCTGCCCATCGCAGTCCCCAAGGACCGCTTTACGCTGCAGAGCCCCTTGGTCGTCACAAACCTATCGGCCGCACTGGTCTATCGCAACAAGCGCGTGCAGATTGAAGCGCAGTGGCGCTCACCGCAACGCGACCTTGCCGACGACACGCTGGTGCGCGGCTACCGCTACCAGTGGCGCAAATCCGACGCAACGCAGTGGAGCGACATCCTCGTCGCCTCAACAACCAACGCCACCATCCCCCTTCCCGAACACGTCTTTACCGCCTCCTACCAATTCCGCGTTGCCACTTTTGACCGCCTGGGGCGCCAAAGCGATTGGGTCGCCGTCACCGCCGCCAACTTTGAAGCGCTCCCCGACCTCAGCGACCCGGCGTACAACGCCGTTGTGCGCCACCAAAACCAGCCCGACGGCACCCAACTGCTAATCGTCGATGCGGGCATTTGTCCCATTCCCGAGCGTGTAACCGGCTACCGCGTCTGGGCATTCCCCACCAACGTGCCTACGGTCATCCCCGGCGTCAAATCCCCCGACGCCACCGGCTGGTACTTCCTAAGCGACATCCCCCTCACGGGTTACTACACCATTGCGTTCCACGCCCCAGGCGAATGGGAAGTGCGGGTTGCGTTCACCAGCGCAATCTTCGGCGAAGAACCCGCCGACTACATCTACGACACGGTGGAGCGCGGCGAAATTGTGCCACCCACCCCCAACCTGTTCACCGTTGTCGAAAACACCAACAGCGGCCAGAAACGCTTTAGTTGGCAACTTCCGCTGTCGCTGTACGGCTCCTGGGACCAAGGCGTCGTGTCGGATGTTGTCGGCTACGAGATCCGCTACAAACAAGGCAGCCTCGTCAATAACAGCCCCGCCCAAACCTGGGACGTGGGCATCGAACTGTACTCAGGCGGCGTCAACGCCAAACAGCAGTGGTTTGAGACCGCGCTGTTCGACAGAGACGAATGGACCGTCATGGTCAAGTCCGTCGATGCAACCCAATGGCGCAGCGACACACCCGCATACGTCGTCGTCAATATCGGCGGTCCACCAATCAGCAACGCCGTCTACGACGAAACCATTGATAACACCACTTGGCCCGGCACCTTCATTAACGCCCAGCTTGTCACACTGTTCAACATAACCACCCAAGCCAGCGACCAGCTAATTACCCAAAGCGGCGACGCTTTCGTAGCAACTACCGGATCCTCCTCATCCTCAACCATCGCAGTACTGGAGCAGATCGACCCCACGCTCGACAGCTACTACCGCTGGAACTTTGACAACAATTTCCTAGAAAGCGCAATCCTGATTAACACCACAGCCTACGCAACGTACCAGCACAGCATTGCTGCCCTTTCCGGTGCCGACACAAACATTTTCCAAGAAAACGACGACGAAGTATTCCAAGAAAACGACGACTCAATTTTCGCCGAACAACGCACCTATGCCGCAGGCGCCCTTAGCGGCGAATCCAGCGGCATCCTGCACCCGTATGCACCCTACGAAAAACTAATCGAAGACGTCTACCAAGTGCAAACACTATTTCGCAGTGTAGACGGCATAGCCCCTGGAGCACTTACTGAAATCAGTTTCGAGCTTGATTATCCCGACGTAATTGAAAACAAAGAAGACGTAAGTATCAGTTCCAGTGGCGCTGGTACGGCTATCAACCTCACTAAACCGTTCCGTGCCGTTAAATCTGTGCAAGTCACGCTGCAGGACACCGGTTCAGGTGCGGTCAACGCGATCGTATTGAGCAAGTCGACCAGCTCAGTTACAGTGAAGTGCATCAACAGCAGCGGAACTGCCGTGGCTGGCCTTATTGATCTGACTGTGGTGGGCTACTGATGGCTGGGCTTCGGATCTCACAGCTGCCAGCCGCAACGGCTGTTGCCTCGGCAGACATTTTCCCGTTCAGCTCGATCAGCGGCAGCCAAACCCGCAAGGTCACCGCTGCTGTACTGGGCCTAGCACTGACGCAACTCGGCTTGAGCGTCGGTTCCACGCAACCACTTGCGCCATACAACGGCCAATGCTGGGTCGACACCAGCACCAACCCGCCGGTGCTCAAGGTCTGGAACGGCGCAACCTGGACAATCCTTAGCTTCCTTCCGGGCGCTTCTATCAGCACCAACCCTGGAGCAACCGCCCCGGCATCCCCGGCACTGGGACTTCTGTGGCAGGACACCGCCCAGACGCCCGACCAACTCAAGATGTGGGACGGCAGCAACTGGGTAAGGGTTGACCCGCAGGGCATTACCCAAGCCGCTGGCGACGTTCGCTATTTGCAGATAGCCACGGCAGCCAGCACCTACCTCGCCCTGAGCGGTGGAACACTAAGCGGCAACCTCACGCTGCCGGGCGTGCCAACCACCACCAACATGGCCGCCACCAAGGGCTATGTGGACACACAGATCGCCGCAATCCCAGCCGCGACTGATCTGACCCCTGCTGGAACGGTGATTTGGACCGCACGCACTACCGCCCCCACCGGCTACCTCAAAGCCAATGGCGCCGCCATCAGCCGCACCACCTATGCCACGTTGTTCAGCGCCATCGGCACCACCTACGGCGTAGGCGACGGCAGCACCACTTTCAACCTTCCTGACCTGCGCGGTGAGTTTATCCGCGGCTGGGACGACGGACGCGGCATCGACGCCGGCCGCAACCTCGGCTCCAACCAAGCGCAGGACTACCAAAGCCACGACCACTCAGCAACATCCACGGTTTATGATCCGTCCCACGCTCATGCCTACCCCCGACCCTATTACGGCACGGCTGCCGGAGGAGCCGGCAGTCCTGGCGCTGAACTGGGGACAGCCGGAACAGACGGCTTTGTAGACGTGGCGGTACAGCACGGATTTACTGGCATAGCCGTAGAAACAACAGTTGCAAACAGCGGCGGTACCGAAACTAGACCGCGCAACATCAGTCTCCTGGGATGTATCAAAATTTAGATACAGCACAGCCCACTAACCCACCGCACTAAGTACAATGGCCAACATCAGGATTACCGATCTCACCGCTTACACCGATGCAGCCAGCACCGACGTGCTGCCCATCGTTGACGTAAGCAACAACGTCACCAAAAAGGTCAGCATCAGCGATCTGCTGAAAGCCACGCCTTTGGGCAGTGCTGCAGCACCCGCCATCGCCATCGATGGCGACCCCAACACCGGCATCTACAGCCCCGGCGCTGACCAACTCGCAGTCAGTACCGCTGGTACGGGACGGCTTTTCATCGACAGCTCCGGTCGCGTGGGGATTGGGACGACAAACCCTCAGGACAGTGTTGTCAACATTGCTACTTCGTCTGCGGCTGGGGCTTTTAATCCTCTGCTTACACACTTGTCTGGAGGCTTTGCAGGATCCCACTCGTTACACCTAGGCGCGTGGACTTCAACCGGAACTGATAGGATTTACGGCTGCAAGATCAAAACAAACTATAACTACGCCTCAAGTGGCGCAACGGCTCTTTCTTTTGAAGTTACCAACGCAGGTGGCTCTTTGTTCGAGGCCGCCCGCATCGACAGCGCCGGCAACGTGGGGATTGGGACGAGTTCGCCGGGAAGCCTGCTCGATGTCAGATTCCCAACTAGCCCTAACACTAACAATGGCAACGGGTTTAATACTTTTCGTGTCTGGACTTCAAGCGCATTAGCTGCCGACACGGGCGGTGCAATCAGCCTAGGTGGTGTCAGTGCTACAGGAGGAGCCGCAAGTTCTTTTGGACAGATTGCAGGCCGCAAAGTAAATGCTACTTCGGCTGACTACGCAGGTTATTTGCAATTTTCAGTTAATAATGCAGTCGGCACGATGCTAGAGGCCATGCGCATCAATAACGCTGGCCGCGTGGGGATTGGAACGAGTAGTCCTGATTCACTGTTGGATGTCAACGGGGCAGTAACGGCTCGCGGTGATGGTTCACTGGTCGGTATTTATCTAGGTAGCGGTTGTGCAATCAGAGACATTGGCACCGGCTCATCTACTTACATTGATCTGGCAACAGGAAGCGCCTCTCACGGGTCACTAATTGTTCGAAGCAGTAACGCTTATACGGAGCGGATGCGGGTTGCCGGCGGAGGTGAGATCTATTTCCCGTCTGTTGGCACCACCGCATCCGCTGCTAACGCGTTCCTTAATAACGCAAGTTCACCGGCGAACCAGCTCCTGCGGTCTACCTCTTCGCGCCGGTACAAGACTGACATTGAAGATCTGCAAGATCAGAATGCCGATGCAATCCTTGGCCTTCGCCCGGTCTGGTATCGGTCACTGGCTGAAGCCGATCGCAAGGACTGGTCTTGGTACGGCCTCATCGCAGAAGAAGTGGCTGAGGTTGAGCCGCGTCTTGTCTTCTGGACTTACCTAGAAGATGCCTACGAAGAAGTCGATGACAAGCGTCAACTCAAGGCTGACGCTGAAATGGTGCCTGATGGCGTTCAATACGATCGCTTGACGGTGCTGCTGCTGGATCTGGTGCAGCGCCAGAACGAGCGCATCGAAACCCTAGAAGCCAAGGTCGCCGCACTGGAGGCCGCATGACCGTTCACACCGTCATCGAACTCGGCGGCAACATCAGCCGCCTGCCCCATGCCTGCCGCGTAGCTCTGGCCCTCCCCGATGCCCAGTTGATCATCTCCAGCGAGGGCGGCGCCCAGCAGTGTCTGCAGACTGCGCTCGACGCTGGCCTGCCCCGTGAGCGAATCCACCTCGACTACCAAGCGTGGGACACGGTGACCAACTTCACCAAGACAGCCGCCTTGGTGAAAAGCCTCGGCACCACCGATCTACACGTAGTGACCGACGGCTTTCACATGCGCCGCTCGATCGGCATCGCTCTCATCGTCTACGCCATGACTGGCATTCGTTGCCACGCTGAGCCCAGCAGCAACGGTGACCCCGAGCCCTGGTGCCTGACCAGCGAAGACTGGCTACGCGCCCTTGTGTGGCGCCTCACCGGCTACCAGCACATCTGGCGTGATGTCTACGATCAGCGAATGCCGTACTACCGGCAGCAAGCTGAAATTGCGGCTACGTTGTAACATACCAACGTCAGCAACCTTCCCGTGGCCGCAGTCAGTACCGTCTTTACTTGGCGCATCGCCAACCTTGAGCGCCAAACCGCCGACGGTTGCGTGTACACCGCCCACTACACCGTGGACGCCGCCGACGGCACCTACAGCGCCGGCGCTTACGGCAGCATCGGACTGGAGCGCGGCGACGCTGCCCTTATCCCCTTTGCCGATCTCATCGAAGAGACTGTGATCAGCTGGGTGCAAGACAAACTCGGTGGCCCCGAAAAAGTGAGCGAAATCGAGGCAGCCCTCCAAGCACAACTCGACGAACAGCACCAGCCAACCCGCGCATCCGGCCTGCCCTGGAGCGCTAACTGATGGCCGTCAAAGCTAAGACCGGCACCGCCCGCGTCGAGCACGTACCTGGCAAGCCCAAGCTCACCCGCCAAGGTCAGGGCCAGCACAGCAAGCCCAGCCACGGCCGAAAGCTGCGGCGCGGCCAAGGTAAGCCGTAGCGTAACGCTACGGCGCCGCCATTGTGCAGAGCCGCTGCCTATGCAACCCCTGCGGGCTAGGCTGCCTATGCGACACCTCCTCTTATGGCCGCCCCTACTCCCGAGCAAGTAACCGGCATCGTGGCTTCCTTGCTGGCCGGCTCCGAAATCCTCAGCCTCCTGCCTGGCGTCAAGGCCAACGGCTGGGTTCAGCTGATCCTCGCCGCACTGCGCGGCATCGCATCCCGCAAGCGCTAAGCCAATGGGCGAG